GTAATAATCCACCATTCCATAATGTAACATGGCCACCCACAATATTATGCTTTAATGGTGGAACTGATATTGCAAGAACTCCATTTGTATCTAACAGATGAAAGATCTTACTGAGAAAATGATGTACATTAAGTTGATGCTCTAATGTATGTGTACACCATATACAATCAAAGTTTCGGTCAAAATCAATCGTATTAAAATCACCCTGATAATCAGATTCTAATATATCAGTCGTATAAACCTTTTTACCTTTCTCTTGAAACATACGCGCAAAGGTAAAGTCGCCCGAACCTACATCGAGTACTGTTTCAAATACATGATGGTCTACCAATTGATTAAATGTTTTTAGTGATCTCATGCAAATGCTTGTGCTTTACCTAAAACCCAAGGGTCTCTATGTGGTAAATTATATCCTGTGGTTCCATCCCAACCAATAAAGAATTCATCATATTTATCGCTATATTCATTAGGATTTTCTTTTAATAAAAGAGCAAGTTCATTTGCCCATTCTTGCCATTTATCGTCTGATATTACTTCTGTATCAAGTTCGTAGTATATGCAACTATGAATTAACATTTGAAGTCGTCTTCGTTTAATAAGAGATCCAACCTCTGATGGTGGATTTGGAAATTCTATATACTTTTTTCGTTTAGCCATTTAAATATAAATTCGTTAATGCCATTACTCCTAACATACCAAAAAACATAAGGGCTTGTACTATTGACATAATAGCTACCTGTTTCATCGGATGCACATCTACAATTTTCTCTATCCATACTTCATCTGGTGATAGATTGGCTACTTGCAAAAGCTTTTCTTCGGTTGTCTTATTCATAATTTCTTTTTCTCTAACATCTCTTTGGTCATAATAAAATCTCTAACCAATCCACTACGGACAATATCCTTCCATTCAAATTCTATGTGGTCAAAGCTCTTCATATTATTAAGAATATTTATAAACGCATATAATCCACTTTTATCATTCTGTTTGACAAAGTCAGATTGGTAATAGTCGCCACATAAAATCACTTTACAGTTCTTACCAATCCGTGTTATAATACTACACAATTCATGGAAGTTACAATTCTGAGCTTCGTCAACTATAACCACTGAATCATTTAATGTAATGCCACGTATGAACGAGGTGGTCATAAATTCAATATTATTAAATTGAATCATCTTTTTCCAAGCTTCTTTGTCCTGAAATAATTCATTCACTGTGGATATATATGGATCCATGTATGCCGCTTCCTTTTCCTCTTTTTCACCAGGTAGGAATCCCATATCTCTTGTAGGTAATGCACTGCGTATTAGGACAACCTTCTCCAATGAATTACCTTTTGTTAATACATCTTTTAATCCGAGGTATAATGCAAGAAAAGTTTTACCAGTACCTGCAGCACCACTTAGAACTAAATTATATTTTTCCTTATACGAATCAAAAACCCTTTCCTGGTTTTTAGTTAAAGGTTTTAAATTCTGTAGATGTTCGACTCTGAGTTTACTAGGTCTCTGCATGAAATTTTATTTCTTGTTGCCAATTTTTCTTGTTGGTCTCATAGGTTTCTGATCCCTTTTGTACCAATATAATTCTACCGCCATCCATATCAATCCTAAGAGAATCAGTGGTGATAACCCCGCCATATCTGTCATAAAATACTCCTTCCATTTTTCCTTCTTCGAGCATTTTTAAGCTCTCAATGTGATTAACTAATTCACTTTTTGTCATTTTTTATCCTTTGTTTATATTCAAATCGGCCAACATCAACTAACCATAGTATTGCAACAGTGATAGGAAATATCCATACCCAATTATTCATCTTTCGGCCTTGTTTCTATTTCAAAGTGATTAATATTACCATCTTTGATTGCTTTATTTAATGCTTCTCTTAACTCATCTTGATCTAATTCAACTGCTCTTTCAACGAAGAATACAGCTTTGACTACATCGCTCATTTTGTTTTAATATTATCCCTTAGTCTTGGTGGCATTCCACCCTTGATTCTATCTTGAACTTCTTTCCAACCATCACCTGCTCTATTTAATATTGATTTACCACCATCAAAATCCACACCAGGTGCTGTATAGATACCCGATTTTAAATGTGGATTGTCTTTAATAAATTGTTCCTTTTCGGCAAATTTCATTACATGATCTTCAACCTCGCCAGTTTCAGTATTCATAAATTCATATATAGGCATTATAATAGTTCCTCTAATCTTCTTGTTGTTGTTGGTATATCAGAACATAAGTATCTAAATACATACCAACAAACAAACTCTCTGCTTTGTCTTTTTGCAAACCAGGATAAGTTATCTATATAACTATTTAACCTAGTCAAAATACGCATATCTTTTGTAATCCAGTGATAATCAGGATATCCATGCGATATGATAGGAACTTCATGCATCATACATTCAATCCCAGCAGTAGAGTTCTCTATAATTGCTACTTTTGTTTTAGGTAATACACTGTGTATTGATTCATAACCAGAAAAGACTTGATGACCTACAGCTTCCCATTTTTCTATTTGTTGATTTATATCACGTATTCTATGACTTGCTTTTCTTATTCGTGGGTGTAATTTAATCACTACATTATCGCGACCTTCTAGCTTATCAACAATCATACATGTCTTTTTCCAATGGTCTCCAAACCCAAACCCCATAACTGTTTCATCTTCTGGCATTTGGCCCACAACCAATATGTGATCATCTTTTACATTTTCAGCATCTGGCCATTTTAACATAATGGAATCATCCCATTTGTTTGCTCTGCGTTGAATCATCTCTTGTATTTCGTTCCATTCTGATTTGTCCTCTTTCACAAAAGCCCACCAACAAGGATCATCGAATGTAATCGCAGATGAGTTTGCATAACCCTCTCTGCAGATCTGAAAGTGTTTACTTGTAGGTGCTGTTGGTTTAAAGATGATAGAATTCTCTGGCATATCAGGCTCTAAATCCCTACAAGTGTGATTGTATATATGTAGGTCTGCTTCTTCAGTTTCTGATTCAGTATATCCCATCATATCTAATGAATGTCTGATACAATCGGCTGCATATGCGAAATTACCTTTAAAGGTATATCTGTGTTCATGGAATTTATACTGCATGGAACCACTCAGGTATTTGTCTTTTTGTCCAATCCATTTTGAATCTCTTTTGTTTTGTTTTGTAAAAGTTTTGATAGGTGGCAACTGCATCGATACCACCCAGTGTTGGTACCAGACATTCAGGATTTGATTGCATTGCAAGCTTGAATGGTGTTCTACCACCAGCCCTATTAATGTTTTTTGGTATTTGTTTTAGAATATCTCTGAGCTTTGTTTCTGTTGAATGCACTTTACCATAACGATATGTATATTCTTCGCATAAAGCAATAAAGTGTTCGTAATGCCATGAATAATTACAACAACTCTCGCGTGTCCATACCGAGCATGGATGGTTGAAGTGTACTGCTTTGTACATAATATCCTCTCGTTCATCATCAAGTTTGTAATAATTAACTGTGGTTTTACCTGATTTGGATGGTCGTCTTTCAACTGTGCCATCAATCATACGATGTGCTGTAGAAAGCATTTGACCTGATTCGACAATCATTTTAACAACATGTTTGTCGCATTGTTCTTGTGCAGCCAATACTGGGTCGTTATTTAGTATAAAGATATTCATGCTGCTTGTGCCAAATGTTTGCATGTACCTCTGAATTTAAATCCAGGACATGAACACTTTTTATTGTGGATTATATAGGTATTACCATTACTGCCTTCTACTGTGATTGCACCCTCTGGTAATTGCTCTTCTCGCTCACCAATTAAAACAAATTTTCTCCTTGATTTGGAAAACTGTTTGATTGGTTTTTTAAATTCCTTGTATGGTCCAAGTGGAGGCATATATCCTACTAGGTACCCTGAGCTGTTGACGTGATAGTAGCCATTACTGACCTTTTGGTCACCCCATTCTGTTATTTCTTTTAGTATTTGTATCATAATATAGTGTATTATACCACATCTAGGCTTAAATGTAAAGTGTTTGTGCAAAGGTTCTTAATAATAATGCCAATCCTATTCCATTTAATAGTATTAATGCACGGTCTTTCCATAATAAACCTACGATTAGCCAACCTGTTACCCCTACCATAGATACTAATAAGTCTATTGTTTGAAACCCATCAAGGCCTCTTATCGACATACCTACTAGGATAAATAACGATGCTATCCATTTTACATACCATGATAGGTCTTGTTTAGGCGTAGCTGATTTGTATATTCGCTTGGAATTAGCGATTTCTTTTGGATCAAATTTACTCATAATTTAAAATAAGGGTCCAAAAAGGACCCTCATTATTATCCTTTTTGAATGTGTGACATCTCCTCAATGTGTTGTTTAATATATTCTATTTTTTTCTGCATTTGATATGCACGGACTTTCTGCCCTTTTTTCATTAGTTTCCTCTGATAATATAGTGCCTCTTTTTCGTCTCTTTTAAGGCGTTCAACTTGAATAACCATAAGCGTTTCCTCATTGTTAGTGAATTGAACATAATATAATAGATTTTTAGGTCACCTCCTTTTTATTTTTTTATCAAATTGGGAAAGGTATCTTGTATTAATTTTTTTGTAATACCTTTATATTTTAGCGACTTATCTTTCGCCGCTATTACTAATTCTGCTTCTTCTTTATTAAGTGATTCCAATAGAGTAAGGAACATGCCTTCTCTACGCAATGCTGGTGTTCCATTTGCGACTGGACCTTTAAAAAAGTATTTAAATCTTCTGTGACCTCTATGTAGGCTTAGGTATTCGTGTCCGATAGGAGCATCGTCCTGTTGGTATGTTGGTGCACCAGTTGGTAATACCGTTAGGACATCATCGTCGAATGCGATTCTGAGTATGTCCAATAGAGCTGGTGTCTTATTCTTACGCAGATGTTCGACCTTATCTGCCTTCTTTGTTAGTTTAGAAGCTTCTGTTAAAACCTCTGATATTAATTTCTTAGCCATTGTAAAATTCCTCCACTACTTCAATCAAGTTAGTACATCTTTTCTTTATTAAATAATTCAGAACACGCATTCTAGGTGCGACTTTCTGATCGTTAAAATTATTTATAATACTTTGTTGCGTATCCTCAGGGATTTCGGACAAATCTATTAATTTTTTATTACGTTGATAGTTACGATATAACTCTTCTGGCATGACCTCTCGTAACCTTTCAGCATTGTGAATCCAATCATCGATCCTTGTTTGTCTCAAAGGTGTTTGTTTTGATTCTGTAATGAAGGTATCATCACCAGATAATACATTAGGCACACCATCACCAGCATCGCCTCTGAATATATGATTCCATAGGTATGTTCTTGGATTAGAGTCACTAACCGTTTTCTTTTGAATAGGGCTGAATTGTTTTACATTAGAGAATTTATGTAATTGAATAAAATCTTTATCTGATGATACAATCATAACAGGTTCATGTTGGCCAAACTCTTGTGTTTGCATTGCAAGAGTACCAATAATATCATCTGCCTCACAGCCGTCCATATGTACTACCTTGTATGGGAGATATTCTCTAATTTCATCACGCACAAGGTGTAATATTCTAAATATTTCTGTCCAATCCAAACTGGATTCCTCTCTACCTTTTCTTCTGTTTGCTTTATAGTTTGGAAAGAAATCTCTACGCCAGGTATTCATACCATCGGCACATATAACCATTTGGCCATATTCATTGCGATACCTCTTGTTATACATACGAATACTATTAAGTATCATATGTCGTATCATTTGTTCATCATTTAGTTTTTGCACTATTATATTCGATAGTGCGATTTGAGAATAATCAATCAGTATCATTATCTTCTGGGTCCTCGGGTGTAAAAGTAAATTCCATATCGCCATCTTCTGGTTCGAATAAGATGTCGTACTTATCTTCCAGATCAACTCTTGCTTCTTCGTTTTGTTGATTCATGAGTTTAATTTTGGCATATAGTCTATCCATTTCCTTTTGTAGGGCATGGGGCATAAAAAAATAGCGATTTAACATTGCGTTAATTAGATTCACTATTACAAACATATCTCTTGATTCTTGGAATGATTCATCTCTGAATTGCATATCCATAAAATCTGGTGATACCTCACCTGTGGTAATAAATTCTTCCATTACTTCAAGCAAGAAATGCGAGGCTGCAATACAATCATCACTTGCAGTTTCTAGTACTGCGTGATCGTCTTTGACCTGTTGTGCTTGTTCTTTGTGTTTTAGTTCTTCTTTTGTAGGGAACTTTAATATTTTCGCCATAATAGTACTATTATAACATACTTTTAGTCATTTGTAAACAAATTTTTAACACTATTTGTACCAATTCTACAGTTAATAATGCCGTTATAATACTTCTCGCTTAAGAGGACTTCTCTTTCGAATTGTTCTTTTGTTTCAAGGTATGCGCATTCGCCTTTCGATTTACAGAGATGTATGATCTCTCTATGGAAGAAGTCCTCTCCCATATCTTTGACATCCTGTTGTAGGTGTTTATTCGAACCGTAGTATGTACGCCAATCCGATTCAACTTTAAGCCTTTTGCGTCTCTTTCGAGTCTTTGTAATAGGTAAAGTCTTTGCCGACCAAAAAAACTTCTTTCCAATGTATTGTTTTGCATTTGCTCTATTTGTTATACAATATACGAATCCGTACCATACATCTGGAGTAAATTCCTCGGGTGGTTCAAATGTTCGACCCTCGTATAACCACTTAGTCATTGAAGTTTAATTCATCCACATCATCGTCGCATGGTTCGCCACAATGAGGACAAAAGTTAATCTTGGTTTCTCTATCGTCAGGTTTAATAACGATTCGCGAATAGCAATATTCACACTCTAAAATCATGAAGTCCTTTGGCCGATTTCCCACTTCCAAAATTCATCATATCCACCAATTGCTTCACCATCAATAGTGATTTGTGGAAATGTTCGTGCAGTTGGAAATTTCTCCATTAGATCTTCTCTTGTGAAATCTCTGTCTAATTTTTTATATGTAAATTCAGCTTTTATTTTTTCTGCCAAAGCTATTGCTCTATCGCAATATGGACAATTGTCTTTTCCAAATATTTCAATCATTTCATCGTCTCCTGTATGAATTTTCCTATAGTATCTATATCGTTATCTGATAGCATCCCTGCTTGACTCCACATTGTTGAACTCATTGGTCCAACTTGCTCTCTATTTTTGTAAGCAGTTAATCTACTTACGATATAATCTCTATTTTGGCCTGCAAGTTTTGGAAAGACTGCCATTCCTTGA